GGACGATAACTTCGCCTCTATAGAGCCCTGGCCTGATATCTCCCATCGAGAGATGGCTAGCCTGAAGCTTCTTACGAGCGTCTTGAAGAAATTTCAAGACGATATCGATCAGAGTGCGACAGACAAACCTGCCCTCGAAAAGTTTCTTAGCGTTAATGAGCGCTGCAGAAACTGGAGCTATCAGCCTGAATCCACCTGGGACGAAGTCTTAATGGGCGAGCTGCGAAGCGTCGTCTATGACTTCTTCTATCCAGATGGAGACCCTCTCATCACTTCTTCCGACCAAATCTTTGATCGGGTGCGAAGTGGTCCTGGGTCGTCTATAGGTAGCTCGTCAACGGACTTCTATACGAAGTTCTTTGAAAGTGACCTATCGACTTCAAGCATTGGTCTGTACCGAGCGTATCGGAACTACATTAAAAGGCTACCAGAATGGGAAATTGCGGAGCAATTCCGTCTTTCTAGTTTTGGGATGCCTACGGTAGTTAGCAGTAACCGTCTACGGTTTGTACCTAAGACGCGCGATATCTCTAGGAGCATATGCATCGAGCCTACCCTTAATATGGGTTATCAGCTCGGTCTAGGCTCTCTTATCGAGGATAGGCTTCGATCGTTCTTCGGAATAGATCTTAGCCTTCAACCCGATATAAATAGAGAACTGAGCAGACGCGGTTCCATCGATGGTGCATTCTGCACCATAGATTTAGAGTCCGCTTCTGATTCAATGTCCCTTCACATGCTTCACCACATTGTTCCAAGCCAACAATTGGCTTGGTTCTTAGTGGGTCGCAGTGAAAACACAGAACTGCCCGACGGGCACTCGGTGAAGCTTCATATGATATCTACGATGGGTAACGGTTATACGTTTCCATTGCAGACCATGCTGTTCGCTTCTATCGTTACTGCCGCCGCACGTGCCAGGGATTTCTTCCTTGGTAGGCCACGTGGGGCTAGCGACTGTACTTTTGGTGTCTTTGGGGACGATATTATTGTGCCTACCGGGGCTCACTATGAACGTAAGCGTAAGCTTTTCGTTAATTATAGTGAATACCTCAGTAGATCAGTTTTGCGTCTCCTTGACATCACAGGATTCGTCGTGAATAGCAGTAAGTCCTTCTTTGAAGGACCGTTTCGCGAGTCGTGTGGTTATGACTCCTTTCGGGGCCATAATGTACGGGGCGTATATCTAAAATCGCTCCGTACGACGCACGATCGTTATAGTGCCATCAACGCTTTCAACGACTGGACCGCACGTACTGGCATCCCTCTACCGAGGGTTGTTCATACGTTGCTCAGGACTGTCCCTAAAAGGGCCATACCTAGAGCAGACGACTCAGCTGTTGGAATACGTGTTCCGTTCTCCTTCATTAGACGCTACGTAAGACATCGTGATACTGGAGCTATTTTATATAGAACCTTTATCGCAAAGTCGCGTCGCGTCAATTTGGGCGAACAGTTTCAGGCGCGCTCTAAGTGTAACCCTTCCGGGCTGCTTATTGCGTTTCTGAATGGCACTATTAGGTCCGGTACTATCGTCCTTAGAAGTAGGGACGTTAAGTACCGAAACCTGTACTCACAGACCCCCTGGTGGGACTTTCCAGGTTATGGCTACAAGCCTGATCCTGGAGAAGCTACCTTGTGGTACTCGAGTACGGTTCCGGAGCTTAGCTCCGGTGGGCAGCGGTGGG